ATAAGAAGTCCTTTTTTGTTATCATAACAAACTATTCAGAAGAAATCAAATTAGGGAAAGCCTCCTGAACAATTGCAGCAGAAATGCCTTTGAAAGGTGTTTTATCTTTCATCTGCAATACGATCTTAGCGTCTTGAGGATGAATCGACTCAAGAAGCTGAATAAACATTCTTTCTATTTTAACCTTACCTAGCTTCCGTACAGAAGCAGGACTAAAGTATTGAAAATCTTTCCAACGTTTGTGGAGTGTAGATGGTGCGTTGTGTATGTCACAAGCTTCATAGGGAGGGTCGCCCTCTGGCAAAGGTAAGTTGATCAAAGGACTATAACAGCCTTGGAGTACAGTCCTGAGAGCTACAGAGTCATTCTGTTTTAGAATGCTGATCTTCTCTGCTTTTTTTCTAGTAGCGGCTACTTTTTCAAGAACTTCGAAAACATACCATGTAATTTTATTAACTGCCATTTTCATCTCTCTTCAAGTGTTTCGCATTTATTCGACACTGAATAAATTCATTGTAGTAATCATCTCTTAACAATACGTCATAATCAAACTGATATTTTGCCTCATAGTAAGAACATTCACCTTTAGTCTTACAGAGCCTTAAAATCTCTCTATAATATTTAGTCGCATTCTCATCTTGACCATGCTCTTTTACTTCTTCTTGAAGTTTTTTGTTTGAGCCATAGTATTTTCGCCAGTCAGATTCTTTCGTAACATACTTTGTTTTTGTGCCACCTGACTTTGCTTTGACTTTTGTTTTTCTACGACTCCAAAATAACTTTTTGCCAATGTACTTTTTGTTCGTATCTAAGTCTTGAATTCGATACACAAATCCAACATATTCTTCTGGCGCTGTCTCAGGATCATACACTTTAAAATCATGATACCACATCGTATAGGTCTTTCATTTTGTTTTCATAGTCATGCTTATCTATAAGTTTGCTAAAATGTGATAAATGCTCTTCTGTTAGAAAATCTCTATATCTTGACCCACCTCCATGAAACTTTTTTTGCAACTTGTATGCATCAAAAAATTCTTTATTCTCACTTCTTTGTACTAGCCTTTCTAAAGTATTATCGTGCCACACTTTTTCTATTTTGCTTCTATTGACATGAGGCATAATTTTATGAAACTCATTTATTCCATTTTTACCAATCAAATCTTCATAACGTAATAAAATAAAATCACTGGCCACTACATATTTTAATGCTGATATATGATGTATCAGAATATCTTCAAAAAGATTTACATATAAATCCAGAGTTTTACCATTATTTAAATATTGTTTATGTTTTCTAACATTACCGTAAACAAATTCATCTAATCTCACTCTGGCCAATTCAACTAATGGATGAGTTTTATATTTCCATTTACTAGAACTTTTTTGATATTGAGAAATGAATGTATCGTATGGATTCCTTATCAAGTAGACAAATGGAGTTGCACACAACATCTTCTGACTTGGGATGAAGCTTTCTTCTATTCTTAGCCCATGATCTATGAGACTATTAACCTCAAGATCATCTAACATAATTTTTAACCAAGTTCTTCCTGAACTTGGGAAAGAATAAATTCCAATCATAAAAAAATAGCCCCAGAAATGAATCTGAGGCTATTTATTAAATTACTAACAGAGACAACTGCCGTCATGTTTTTCTACAGCTTCCTCTGGTAGAGGATCGCCACAAACAGGACAATAGCTAGGTGGTTCATCATAAGGCATCTGCACCACTGTTTCCGCCTCGCAATGTGGACATTCGATTTTGTAATTCATAAAATCTCCTTAAAAATCAATTTCACAGGCACCGCCAGCACAAGCAGCGGCCCCAAGTGTATCTACATCTGTAAACTTTTTCTCTGACAACTCAGAAATCCAGTCAATCTGCTGATAAGAGCGTTCGATCTTTTGCCACTTATGAATAAGATGAGCATCTTTCAAACAGTATTCAGTCTTCTTCTTATTGCCTTCAAGATATTTATCAGCAAAAGATTCGAACCGACGCACCCAGTCTTTCTTCAGTGTGTTCTTAGAGTTCTCCGCAGAGATATCTTCGCCGTATCCTTGTGCAGTCATACATGCAGCCCAAAGATCATCAAATGCAGCAAGACCATCTACAACTAGACCAGATGCTAATACAGCAGCCACTCCATACTTTTCAACCATTTTTTCAGCGTCGATAACTTCAGTGTTTGGCGCTTGATTGAAATCTTTATCGCCAGAAGTAGACAAGAAAGAAATACCAGCGAAGTGATCCCGATTGCTATAAACATATTCTGCAACATCATCCCAATCCTCTACTAGAATAGTATTAGAAACGTTATGTGATACTGTAGGGTCTGCGCATAGTTCTGGATTTTTACCAGCATTTACCCAATGATTTTGCGCTTTCTTGACAAGATCAAGGTGCTTTACACCAATCAACTTATCTTTGAGAATAGAACCCGTCTTTGGCGTGATAGGAAATGATACTACCCAATCAGTGCCGTTAGCAGACCATACAGAGTCTTCTACCATCTCAGGGTTATTTTTAGCGATTACTTGAGCGACCTCAGAGTCTTTATTCAGTTGGACATTTCGAATGTATCTTTCAGAATGTTCAGCATGAATTCCACTTGCAGTACCCAAGAGTACACTAGCATTGCCACTAGGCTTAACACAAGTAGTCCGAGCAGCAGCATTAATACCAAGTAACTCAGCAATTCTTTTATTAGTTTCTTTGACAATCTCTGCACCCCTTTCTAGAATTTTACTATCAAAAAGAATATCAGGATTATTCATCCATCCAGTGATAGACACACCAAGAAGTGCTTCCCGGTCAAAAATTGCTTTTGTAGTATCAGGAAGAAATGTAAAGTTTGTATAGCCAGCTTGTAGTGTACCAAGAATAGCGGCAGCTTCACATGCCTTGTAGAATGACTCTTCATCTACACATTGTCCACCATTAATCTCTGTTAGATTGCAGCCCTGCCAACCAGACTGACCATCAATCTGTGGGAACATACCAATCTCTACACATGGATTAGTTGTATGCTCAGTAGATTCTACAAATACGAAACCTGGTTCACCAAATTGTTTAATACTGTCCATGATATTCATGAATTGCTCTTTGGTAGTTTCTTTACGAACAATAACAGCAGAGTTATTAGACCTTGCACGTTGTGGATTATCAGTAAACCAGTTGCCTGTCTTTGCATTCATCATCTCATCATCATCAGGAGAGAACAGACAGATAGTAGCAGACCGACGCACACCACCTGACAGAACAGCATCAGCACAGTGCATAGCAATATCATAGACATGAATAGGACGTAACTGCACAGGTTCCTTAGAACCCATTACAACACCTTGAATAAGGTATTCAATACGATCTAGTGCTTGACGCAAACCATCTGGCCCAGGTGCTTTAAATCCACCAGAAATCTTTGCACCCTTTGGTCGAATGTTAGTCAAGTCAAAGAATACACGACGACCTTCAAACTCTGGATGTGTTCCGCCTTCTACAAAGTACGAAGACATGAGTACGTCAAGTGCAGACGCCCAGCCTTCAATGCTATCTTCTACAATGTAGCCTTTAGCTTGCTTCTTACGCTCTTGGACAGCAGGTAATTTATTTACATGATGATGCTGTACAGAAAACCCTGCACCCGCTCCACAGAGCAGGATATAGAAGTATTCACCAAAGAAAGATGCACGATCTACATAAGAAGATGTGCAGTTGTACATCTTCATTTGATGCTTCAGAAGTTGATCGCCACCAAACTGTAAAGCTCGCTGTGCGCCAAGTACACGCTTTTCTTTGTATGCGACTGTAGCTTTTGTAAATTCTTTTTCTAAAGCTTCGCTGATTTTATCCTTATAATATCCTCTATGCATAGACATAACACGATCAACCGATTCGTCCCAACTTTCATATCTATTTTCATCATCAACATATCTGGAATAAGAATCGTAGAATTTAGTTTGAGACAAAAAGTCCCTCATGTCTAGACTATTGGACATAGAACGTACCTCTTAATTTGTATGGTTTTTTAGAATAATTGTATTACTTTTTTTTCCTAATTTTTCGATATGTTTCATTATTTATTTTTACTTTTTTATAT